GCGGTCCCAGAGATCCTTGATTCGCTGGATCCCCTCTTCCCACGTCTCTTCGCGCGAACCCTTGCCGGTCTTGATCTTCCGTTTGTTGCATCGCCAAACGTCGAAGAAAAAACCTTCCAGCGATCGGTCGTACTGCAATTCTTCCTCGATCGAAACCGCTGAAGAATTGCAGTAAACCTGCTTCATCGCTATCCCGACGAGAATTTTGTAATTCTCCTCGGTCATATCCTTGGGGAAGCCGGAGATCAGATTCCACGGTTTGTCGCGCCGAGACTTAATGTGCTCGAGCTTCTCAACGTAGTTCAATAATCTCTTCGGCCTCACCTCAATCGTTGTTCCGCCAAGAACGACTGAGATCATGCCTCACTCCTCAATTACTGGTTTTCTTCACCCTGTGTCGTTGGCTCATGCAGCCACTCGTCCACTTCGAATCCGTAGTTGTAAATGACCGGAGAGTTGCCGGCGATGTCGAAGTCGACCGGAACCGAAGTGATGCGAATGTTCGCTTCGTAGTACGGATCCGTCGGCGACTCCAGAATGTTGTCGCAGTTGACCGACCACATGATGTGGTAAATGCCATTGATCGCAAACGGAGCCGGAGCCGTTCCGTCGTGGCAGGCGATTGCCAGATTGCCAGTGTTCGAGACCGTTCCGCAGGCAGTCTTTTCGTTGCCGTTGGTCGATGACGTGACAAGCTTCTTGACAGCCGATGTCTTCGTGAACGCGATTCGCGTTACGTGCGGGATCGTGTCCCAGGACGCCGCGCTTTCATTTGTGTTCGTATCCAGCAACACGCAGGCTTCCGATGGGCAGCACAGTTCACCAGCAGAAAATGGCATTTCAACTCTCCATCAAACAGATTCAGACGCGGATACGGAATCTGAAGACTCCGACTGCTTGTACGTCCCACGAAAAACAAGACTATAAACGATCACGCCACCAGTGCCACTCCGAATCGACGAAGTTGCGTTGCCACGCTGGCAAAAACATCCACAGCTTCCAAGATCAACACACCCCGCCGCAAACAACCAGTCCTCGACGAGACTCCGGTATTCCTGGGCCTTCTTCTGCATCGTATCAGAAAAGTAGGCCTTGATGTCCACCGTGTGACTCTTCTGAACTGAGGACGATGTCCGCAGCCCAGACTGGGTATCGATCTTGACCACGACATACGGAAGACAGTCCGAACATCGCTTCTCATTCAGGAAGTGATTCTCGCTCTTGATGGTCGTGCAGTTCAAACCCCGGAGGGTTTCAAGAACTGCGTCTTCGATGCAACATGACATCTGACTTCCTTACGACAACCAAATTCTCAAGTGCCACTCCATGATCTCGGATCACGACGGCTTCAGCGATCTCCGGACTCAAGGCTTCCACCTCAATTGGAGATCCTGCGCCGTAAACAATGTACTTCATCGATTCAGTTCCATCAGTTTCGTTTCGAAGACTCGGATCATGTCGCCTCGCGACGATTCAAAGACTGGTTTTACCCATGGCCGGCCCGTTCGGTCGTGTTCCAACAAGTAATTCTGATCTCTGCTCGTAACGTGGCTGGGCATGAATCCTACATAACCGTCGACATCTCCGAAAACGTATTCAGCCCCACCCTCGATATAAGTGGCCAGAAAATCTTGTTGTTCTGATGAAAAACCAGTTTCAGGCCGATTATTTGGAATTCCACCCTCTTGACCAAAGAACATATACGGGATACGTCCTAATTTTGAATGAGGCGGAGCCCGCTGTCTCATTAACTGCTTTTTGTAATTCTCTGCCAACTTTTCGGCTGTTGCACGGATAGCAACAGCAAGCCGCTTTGCAATCATCTTGCTGACTTCGTCGCTATGATCCTCGAACCGAGCAGTCAGCACTTTCCTTCTCCAATCCAACTTTGAACGGGACAAACTTTCCCTGATCCGACACACTCGTGATCTTGTAAGATCCTGTCTTGGTCTTCAGTCGATGTCGAGACGAGGGTTTGTCACTGAGAGGCCACTTGACCAAATCTCCAGAATACTGGTACACCAGATCTCGCCCGTCGTTCCTCGACTGAATCTGCCCTGTCTCTGCGTAAATGCTTCCCTTGACTCTCGCAACTCGCCGGTAAACCGTTTCCTGACTGCAGTCGCAGTTTTCACAGTCTTCTTCGAGTACATTGATCGTCTCCGTCAGCAGGAAACACGCCGCAACCGACCGAGCCCATAACTTCCAGACGCAGAACGATGCCAGATACTCAGTCGCGTAAACGACCCACTCACCACCGTCAGCATCCGTAATCACCGCTCCCGCGCCGACCTCGATCGCATTTTCCTGAGTCGAAACTCGGAAGATCCGATCACTCATATGCACGTTCGTGAGATTGTTCTGCGACTCGAACTTCACGCCCTTTGATCTGGCTGACAAAAACTCTGTGGTCTCGCCGCAATACTCGTAAGTCAGCGGAACGTAGTCACAGAATGCCGTCAACCAACTCGTGCATCCGCACGGGATCTCCAGACAACACGATTCCGAAGCTGACTCGCTCATCGGCGATACCTGCGATTCCTCCGAATCAACGGAGTCGAAATGCAGACATCCCCAATACAACTCACCGGAGTCACGCACGGAACATGCACAAACTCGAACAAGTCTGTGGACGAGCCACACTTCTTCGCTGTGTACAAATCCGTGTACGTCTTCATCAGGTCAATCTTCGCGTTCAGGCCGGGAGTTCTGTCCTCGAAGGTGTCGCCCTCTTTCGTGATCGATGCCGTGCAGGAGGCTGCTGTGATCTCTTCTGAAAGATCACAGATCTTCTGCTCTAGCTCTTCACACGAAAGACAGCTTGCCACCGCAGACCTCCTTAGACTTCAACGATTCGCCATTCCCGACCACTGCTCGGAGACGGGGCACAAACCTGTGCGAATTCCTTCTGGAATTCCGTCTCGTCAATCGGTTTCAGGATTGGCCACTTCAACTCTTTATCCTTGTCGACTTCCGTCCGAATCTTCGAAAACGATTCAAGGTAGGCTTCCTTGACAGTGTTCTCGCTGATCGGCTTCTTGGACTTCACGACCTTCGTTGGCCCGCCAGGACAACGAACAGCCCACATCGTGCTACTTGCCATTCTACACCTTCCTTCAGGAACTGGAAACAAAAAGAGCGGCGACGATCACTCGCCGTCGCTCTTCGATGCGTCATCTGCTCACCGCAGACTATGTTGATTCGCTGGAATCGCCGGTCAACCAAACAGCCTTCTGTGGCTCCTTGATGTAGGCGTATCCCTTGCTGATGCTGTCGTACTGAGCCACGATTCGACGACGCTGAGATTCTTCGCTCAGGTTCAGTCGCGTGACCGTTGGCCGGATCTGGAAGACCCACGCCATGAACTCAGGAATCTTGCCGAAGAAGATCCACTCGCGAGCCTGAGTCAGCGTCAAACTGTATCGGGCCGCAATAGCCGAAGTCAGTCGCTGATATTCGACAGGAGCGAAAGTCATCCCGTTGGCGACTTCCGGAGTCATGAAGAAGTGTGTCAGGTCGCCTGATCCCGGACAGGTCGATTCTCGCTCAACGCTGGTTGCGTTAAGCAGTGGCAGAATCCGGTCCCGAGTTCGCTGACTCGTGAACACGTTCAGATTCGTCACGTCGACCGACATCGGACGACCGTGAACCAAGTCCGTCATGTCGTAGAACAGATTCTTGACAGTCTGCAGGTCTTCGCCGCAGGTCAAAGTCAGTGAAGCTGCATTGATCCAAGGTCCACCGGAACCGTCGTCGAACGGAGTGCCTGTCGCGCCATCTTCGTAGAAGATGTCGTACAGAGTTCCGCTGCGGTCGTAAGTCACGTTGTAGCCGATCAGAGCGTCGACCAACTTTTCTTCGCGGTACAGGTTATGAGCGTCAGCGATCTTTGGAACCTGCTGCAACGCAAATCCGTTCGGATCTTTGCAGAGTGCTTCGCGAGTGAACGCCAAGCCGAGCCCAACAGTCTTGCCGTTTGGATGTTCCAGATAATCACTGGCAACACCGTACAACGGGCTGGCTTCAAGTTCGCACAACTCGTGGGCCTTCATGTCGCTGAAGACACCCCAGTCCTTGAAGGACTCTTCGCACTCACCACGAGTCTCGACAGGAGTGATCGCGGAGAGCTTGTACTCTTCACGAGGGTTTTCCTGCAGCGAGTAGCGGATGGTTCGCTGAACCATCTTGTTGAACGTGCCGCTGGTCACGATGGCTTCCATCGCATCAGCATCCATGTTCAGGATCTTTTCTTTGAAGTTCGGCCCGAAGTCCTGCTCAACGCAGAAATTCAAGTCGATATCAAAAGGCTTGATCTGCTTGGACTCGAGAGCTTCATCGAATTCTTCGAAGACCTGCTCGCCGTGCTTTTTGTAAGCGTCAACAACCTTTTTCGTGAGTTGGCGATTCGCCATTTTACTGTCCTTGTCTGAACCTCGGAATCACCACACAAATTACGATTCGAATTCAACGAGAGCGTAAGCCTGACTTTCGGCTCCGCTGTCATTCACTGCCTGGAAGATTTTCAGGTTCGCAGTGTCAGTCTTCTGGATCGTGTCGTTGCTTAACAGATTTGATCCGGAAACCTTACCGAACGTGAATCCCTGACCACGAGTCCATGTTGTCGGAGCAGCAGCCCCGTCAGCGTCAACGATCTTGTACGCTCGTTGAAAGGTTGACCCTTCGCGATACAGAGCAAACGGAATACAATCCGGAGCGTCGTTGCAAACGCCGTCATCCGAATCGATTTCCTGCAGGTTCACACCCTGAAACTTCAACTTCGCAGCGGCCTGAGTCGTTGCGAGGTTCGTGTCCCATGCCTGATCCGTCTGGATCAGTGCAGCCTTGAGAACTCCCGTGGAGCTATCGCTGCCAAGAAAGTCGCCAGGGCACATATCGACCAAAGTGTCCGGCGGAGTCATATGACGGATGTCAGTGACCGCAGGAACCTGACCGTACTGGTGCATTACATTCAAACAGCGTGGCATGTCTCGCCCTTTTCAAACAAACGAACCGAAACGGTCAGTGATTACTTCTTCAGGCCGAGTTCTTCAAGCAAAGAACCCTTCTTGTAGCCAGCCTTGTTCCCTGGCGTCGGACGGTAGGCAGGCTTCTTCGGCTGCTCTTCCTCTTCCTTCACTGGGGTTTCCTCTGTGTCGTCCGGATTGTCGTCGATCAGCATCGGGCTGATCTTGGACAGAACCGAATTGAATTTCTTGCGAGCACCTTCCTGCATTTCGCAGGCGCACTCGACGATTTCTTTCATCAGGTCAGCTTCGATGGTCACACCTTCGAAGACCTTTGTGAACTCGGCAGACACTTCGCCTCGCAACTTCTCAGTCGCTCGCTCGGCTTCCAATGCGTCCAGACGAGCTTTCAACTCGTCCTTCTCTTTCTTCGCCTGAGCGAGCGCGGCTTCGGTCGCGTCGGTCGCAGTGGCTTCTTCGAGAATTGACTTCACGAGTTCTGGATGCTTGTCGCGGAGTGTCTTCAGGTCCATGATCTCTTCTTCCTCTGATTCGAAAATGCCAGCAGTTGTTGCCGGCTTCGTAACAATGTCGACAGACCGGAGAACCTCGATGGACTCAACAATCACGTCCCCGTCGGAACCGACTTTTCCGGACTTGATTGAGGAATTGATCGACATCCCCAACGACTTCGGAGCGTTCACAACATCCCACAAGAACTGTTCTGCAACAGCATGTTTCGGGTTAAAATGCACGTCCCCGAAGTAACCTTCGCCTGGACGGTACTCAACCTTCTGGCCGACAACAGCGAATTTGTCACGATAGGAGCGATTGGTTGTGGCTGTCGCTGGATGGTCGATGTAAATCGATGTCCCCGGCAGTAACTTCATCGCTGACTTCTGGACTCCGGGTGTGTCGTAGTTGCGTTTGTTGAGACTTCTCAACCCCAGCAACTTGACTCCCCGGATGATTCCCCGCTCTCGATCAATTCGATCTTCGGCAATGGCTTCGAACGCATCTTCTGTTACGAGGATGTCACTCATTTTGTTCCGCCCTTGCCGCCCTTCGGTTTCTTCTTACTTCCGCAGCCACATCCCATGGCAAACTCCTTTTGTCAAATCGCCAAATTGACAATAAGTCATTTTGTACGAACTTGACAAGTCCCGTGCAACCGAATTTAAGCGTTTCGAGTCGGATCTTTCTTCGAAACACCCTTTTCTTTCATTGGATCGGCTTTATTGCCCGCAACTGGACCCGGAGTGCCCATGTTTTGCGGCGATTGCGGCGATCCAGCTGGCAACGGAAGCTCCGTTACGAGTTCTGACTTCCGCTGAGCATTCTCGGCCACCGATTCCAGCCCTTCCGGAGCCAGAACTGTCTTATTCCCCAGCAGCCCACGATCCCACCAGTCTTTCATCACTTCGTGATCTTCCTGGCGGTTTCTCGTCTGAACTCGTGGCGGCTTGATCTCCAGCACAACCTGCATCACTTCAGCCGTTGTCAGGTCGTGTTCTCCTGATTCCGCAGCGTACCACAGGGCTTGCTTCAGAATCCGCAGGTCTTCCTGAACCATCAGGCTCTGCTCGTACCGCATCGACTTGTGAAACGGGCCTTCTGAGACCAGCGTCGAGGCGAAATTCCCCTCGCTGACGTTTGCCGTCAGCATGAACTCCGGCAGTTTCATTCCCGCAGCGCACGACCGAAGCAGCGATACCAGAGTTTCTATGTGGTTACTGTTACCGGCGCCTGTCTCCGGAAACTCGTACTTGATCTGCGACGGAATTGTGACAACCGCTGCCGACGGAAAGTCGTATGTTTCTGATTGCCCGCTGCTCGCGCCGCCATTTTGCTGCGTATTCAGGTAACTCTTGACCGAATCGCTCGACGGATTCCCCATGATTGTCCGGATCGCCCCAAACGCAGCCTGAAACGAACTCGTTCGCATCAGATTCGCCAGCAACTTCTTCGCGAAGATCAGTTCCTCGCGTACCGGCCAGTAAAGAGTGAGCCCCCGGGGATCCGCCGACAACACGTTTCTCTTGCGATGCTGAACCAGAATCCGATCCTGAGATTCTTCCATCTGCGGAATCGTGTCGCCCCGGTAATTCGCAAGACTACCGTCCTTTGTCATTTTCGTGACAAAACGCAGGTCCGGATACCAAACATCCTTCAAGAAGTACGCGACCGGCTGAGCGCGGAGATCATTTGTCTTCCGGACGCCCAGCGAATCAAAGTATTCCTTCGACGCATCGTCCGGATCCACGAAACTGCTTTTCGGGTCATCGTCGAGATCCTGTGGCTCGCCAAAATAAACCCGGACCATCCCGTCATCGTCATAACTCAGCAGGTCGAACACCTCACCGTGCCGATCGCACCGTTGACTGACTTCAGACTGCCGCATTTGCCACTGATTCTCAGCCGTCCACAGCTCAATGAACGCCTCAATCCGCTTCACCGCATCAGAGTTCGGCTGATTCTCATCCCTCGGCTTTACCGTGATCGCGTGCCCTGTATCAGCGATGTAATAACTGCGATTGTCCTTCGCATTTGTCCCCCAGGGCAACCTGCCAAGCTGATCTCCGAGAACAATTGCCTCCCGGACATCCTGAATTGTCTCAAGCGGCTCGTCGCCGCCAAACGGAAGCTGATCGCCGTTCGCGTTCACTCCGCCGCAACTGACTCCAAGTTCTTCGAAAATCCGCGCAGCAGCCTTCGTGGCCTCGATTGCCAGTTTCTCGTTCTCAATCACCCAACTCGTCGGTAAACCGTTCGCATATGCCATCTGATGTCTCCTCGACAGCAGATTACACAGGAAAACACGACGAAACAATCTTAGTAAGACTTGTATGCCGCCATTCCGGCCTGAACGAGCAGGTCATTCACGCAAATATCGTCCTTGAACACCTCCGCCAGATATCTGCCATACTTCTCCTGACTGTCCTTGATCGTCCTCACGTCGATCTCAGAGTCGACCGGCATCAGGGCAATCAAATAGTCCCTCGCCGCAATCCCCTGCTCTCGCTGCGGGCCTCTGACTTCCGGTGTGTTGATCCGCGCCAGTCTCAGTTTCTGCTTCGTGTGCGACCCAAACCCAAGGTCGACCATCACAGTGATCGTGTCGCCGTCGTAAATCGAAATGACGGTCGCCGAATACTGGTATTTCGCGATCATCGAAGAAACCTCCACCACCAAAACGTCGATCTCACCGCGCGCCGGTAAATCCCGATGTTCGCGTTCTGCTGAAACGATTGGTCGACGACCATCGAGATCGTCTGAATCGCAAACTCAACCGGATCCGACTTTTCGCGGCAATGACCGCATCCTCGCTTACTCACGTCACTTTTCCTTCCTCAGATTTTCCCAGTATTCCTGCTCATATCGCGGCAACTGAGTACACATCGCCAATGCATCCGGCCCGTCGTCGTGTTTCCCGACGCCCGGGATGCCGTCGAACTGCTTAATCTGCTGCAGCAAAAGCGTCGTCCCCGGATTCTCGAGGAACCGGAACTCTCGCTGCGTCAGCCGTTTGTCCAGTCCTCGACGGATGCGCATTTCTTTCTTTAGCATGTCCTCGACCGGAATAATGATCCCGCCCGACATCAAATATTTCGACAGGGCATAGTCCAGGTGATTCGCCGCGTAGTTCATGATCAAGTCGCGGAAAATACTCTGGAACTGCGTCGATTCAATCCCAATCAGGTCGCCTGATCTGATCCGGTGGTGATCCTGATCGCAGAACAGGAATAAGTCCTCGATGATCTCCGACGGCGATCGTCGTTTCAAGTCAGCATCGACGTACGCCAGTTCTGACGTTTGTGCCATGCAGACAATTGCCGAATAGTCACCCTTCTTGACGGAGCGACCCTTGCTTGGGTCGACGCAGAACATTCGGACGATGTCGTTGGCATGTTTCGGAACGGGGAACTTCTCGAGCGGGATGTAGAGATTTGTGAACAGTTCTCTGTCCCACTCGGCACCTGTTTTTGAGGAGGCGAGCCAACAGCCGTTCAGGAACCGATCCCTGTCGTCTTCTGACATTTGCTCGAGACGCTGACGATACGCAGGGTCGGACTGCATCAGGTGTGTGTTGTCTCGCAGTGTCGCACCGATGAATGTCGCGGATGTGGTCACGCACTCTGGTTCGCCAGTCTCAGCACTCACTTGATACTGAGGCTCGTCGTACCAATGAAACTCTGGTTCAACATACCGGAAGTGGCGAATGACTCCTGACCGTTCAGGAATCGGCAGGCCAGTCTCTGGTGAAATCCACCAGTACAGGAATCGATAAAGCCACGAGTCATTATCTGGGTTCATGCTGAGTTTCATCCTCGGCTTAACTCCAGACTTACTTCTCGCGCGACCCCACAGGTACTGCACGAACTTCAGTGGCCACTGTGTTGCCTCGTCGATCGCCAGCGCATCAAGCTGGGCTCCCTGATAGTCCTCAAGGTTCTTCTCGAACTGACAAGACCCCAGGGCAATCTTCGCCCCGCACGGGAATTCAAACTCATTGCGAGTGTGATTGTAGATAGCTCCGTATGGACGATACATCTCACGGCAATGATCCAGCAGGGCTCCTGATTTGGTTAACTGTGGGTACGTTCTTCGCATGATCAGACCGCGAAACATCGGGTTCGCATGCGGACCCTGACAGTGCCGAAGCATGTCAAGTGTGACAATATGACTCTTACCCGAGCCTGCCGCGCCACCGTATCCTACCCATTCTGCCTCGCTTACCAAAACTCTGTATTGCGGATCTGATAGCTTCATTTTCAGTTTGGCCTTCCATGATTTGGATGGAATCCGTACTCCACTTCGGCAGACTTTCTCACCAAAACAGCCTCTTCGAATGTCTCGAAATATCCGAGGTGCTTGCGTTTCCCTGCTATCTTTATGAATGCAACCCATGGTCTCGAGAGCGGATAATCCTTCCTCACGACTCTATGCACTCCCATCACACCAGACTTATTTGCTGATGTCATCCTTTTGTTCTTCGCATTGCCCGATGGAGGAACGTCACGTAGATTCGTAAACACGTTGTTCGACCTTTTCCCGTCTTCATGATCGATCTGTCCAGAAGGCCAGTTCCCAGTCTGCAGCAGCCACGCAAGCCGATGCGACGGCCAGATCCCTGCTCCGATCTTGATGAGTTTGTACCCATTACTTGACCTGCCCGTGAACCAGCGAGACGGACGCCTTCTCATTCCTCCGGTTTTCTTCCATCTGAACAGGCCGTTTTCAGGATCGTACTCAAGCTCCTCAAATACGATCAGCTTTGCCTCCTCAGTCTCTTTCTTCTTTCTCATCTCATGACAATTCTTAGCCATCCCCAATCTCCACAAAAAAACCGCCGACAAACTGGTGCAAGCAGTCCATCGACGGTTTTAGTCCAGGCGTTAACCCGGATGTTTCGTTGTCACCTTGCACGCGACGATGTCCGCACGATAACAAAACTGAATGAGAATTCAAGAGGAAACAAGCAGCCAGCGACTCGGGGGAATCGCTGACTGCTTTCGGGGAGAACTACTCTGTCACGTCTGCGATGGTCTCTGATTCGTCAATGGTTCGAGGTGTCATCGACCGGACAGTCTGGTCCACCAGAAACCTCGGCTGATCAATCGACACTCCTGTAATCGTCGCCTTCACGTCCGAGGACGGACGACCTCGCTTTTTCTCGGATTGCATCTGAGTCAGCAGGGCAAACGCTGCTGTCCTGGCGACTGACTCGGAATCCGCGTTCTGAACGTCGCACTCGACGTTAATCCTGAAACGAAACTGCTTCGACATTTCTGATCCTTCGGCTAATGGTTGTTGAACTGACGCACTTCAAAACTAATCACCAAACAGCGACGAATCCTCTCCGCCGCTGCAAATTACACATAGAAACAAGACGACGAGCAATATTTTCACATGAACATCCATCTTATCGCCCAATTCTACACGGTTTGCACCGCGTTTTCATCCCGACACACTCCCCCGCCTCGTTCCAGTAATAAACACCGTCGAACTCCACCTTCTGCGGCGCAGATCGCTGAGCACGATGACGAGCCTGATCAGCGAGGTACAGCTCTCTCGGTGTCGGCTTCTTGGTGGCGGAGAGGGAGGTTTGTGATGCTGTGAGCAGAATGGCGATCGCGAGGAAAATGCGAATCATCGTTGGACTCCTGAACTGTCGATTGTGGTTGTGGAATGGGCCGGACGGGTGAAACCATGCAGTGGGCAATGGCCCGAGTGGATGAATGTGTATTTGCCGTCGCCAGAGGGGCGACCGTTGCCCTGATGGTTGTCCATAATCGGGCAAAGACAGCCGGAGGCGATGGCGGCGGGGGAGCCGGGGGTTGGGTGGATCATTGGTTTGGTCTCCATGCGTCTTCCTCGCATCGCGATTCGTAAATCTTATTCACGATGCCTCTCAAAAACTTAATCAGCGGATCGTCGGCTTCCGTGGATGTTGGATTCGAAGTGATCTCTGAAATCCGGTCTAACGCTCGCTTCAGAAGCCAGTCGAGTTCGTTGGGGGTGAAGTGGATTGGGGTCATAGAAGGATAAGTGTAGACGAATGGTTGGAGAAATGGAAGTGGGAAGTTGTTTTTTTATTTTTGGAGTAGTTGAGTGACATCGTTAATGCGCCGCTCCCCGCTCCTACGATTTCGTCGATAGTTCGAATTCGATGGGATCACCGGCCTGCAGTCGCGACCCGAGATCACCGGCCTGCAGTCGCGACCCGAGATCACCGGCCTGCAGTCGCGACCCGAGATCACCGGCCTGCAGTCGCGACCCGAGATCACCGGCCTGCAGTCGCGACCCGAGCTCACCGGCCTGCAGTCGCGACCCGAGATCACCGGCCTGCAGTCGCGACCCGAGCTCACCGGCTGCAGTCGCGACCCGAGATCACCGGCCTGCAGTCGCGACCCGAGATCACCGGCCTGCAGTCGCGACCCGAGATCACCGGCCTGCAGTCGGCGCACAAAAAAAGCCCCTGGCACAATATGCCAGGGGCTCCCGTCGTTCCGTCGTCTACTCAATAATCTGGCAAAAGCCACTGGCCATTGCCTCCAATCTCATTTGTGAATTGCCGCTCTTCAGCCGCAAACCGCATATGCGGCCAAATCCTGCGCGGGTTGGTCCCGGGTCGAGGAATCTCAGGTCGGAATCATCTCCGTCGTATACTTCGTAAGTATGCGAGCCCAGCGACCAGCGTTTCGGGAGGCGCTGGTTCAACGCGCGGTTTCCGGTGAAGTTCCCCGGCTCGGCGAATACTACGGCGACGTTGTGTCCTGCCTGGAGTAAATTCAGGCACGACGTTTGGTCGCTAGGCTCCTCGGTCCATGACGCGCAAAGAGCGTAATTCTTCGGGCGCTGCGGGTCGATTACCCTGGAATAAATTTTGGTGTAATCCCAGAAAATTGCTTCCGGGAATTCCCGGATTATTCCGAAGTGATTCAGGTCCGAAAAGCAGTTCAACCTGGCTGCCAGAATACTTCCGTCCCGATCTGCGAGCCGTTGTTCTGCCGTCAGTTCCTCGCGCAGTTGTTTCAGGAATCCCGCGCGGTCAGCGTGAAGGAATCGGGTCTTATTTTCTCGACTGATCTGAATCGATTTGAAAACCTGCGACAATCCCACATCAGGACCGCCTACGCAAGCGGCCGCGCAGGATTTTGAGGCGTTCGCACAATTCGTTTTTCCGCCGGCTGAATCGTGCGGGGAAAGCATCAACGATACGATGCGGTATTCCATGGCTTTGAGCGCTGATTTTCTCGTTTTGGTGTTGGCCGAAGCTGGGCTCAATAATTTCATAATATGCGATCCTGTTCAAAATGCGAAAAATGGAAAACCGCTCGCACAATGCGAGCGGGTTTGGTGGTGGTCTTAGTGGACGATAACGATGGATTCCGACGTTCGTTTAATAAGTTCTTCCGGAACTACTCCATCGCGGCACAGCTTCGCGAATGAAGCCGGGGCACAGTATTCTGGGCTGCGGGTATTCAATGGCAATCCGAGTTCTCGGAAGATCTCAACAGTTCGTTCCGTGTCTTCCTGCCCGATGGATTCCTTCACCGATGGCTCTAGTATCCGAACCTGCCCGCGAACCGCTATTTCGCGCCGTTCTCCGATTGCTTCGAGGACTTCCGGACGAAGTTTCGTTTCAATTTTGCTTAGTTCGGCAAGTTGTTTGGCGAGCGTTCGCATCCTATCGGTGGTGCGCACGTAGTTTGTCAGGGTCGCTGTGCTACGCAAGTTAATAGTGTTCTGGGTCATTGGTCGAGTTCCTTGAACGTGGTGAAAATGAAAAACGGGGTGAACGTGGTCTACTCTGCGTCAGGTCTACAGCCTGGCATATACTCGAAGCCATCAAACCAGCGGACGCCTGCGCGAACTCCGTGTGTTTCCGGTTTGCTGCAATGGTTCCGCGCTTCTGTGAGCGTGACGTTCCTCCGGATGTTCCGGCGGGATCCTCGTTCTGTGAAACGAATAATTCTGTAAATTCGGGGTTCGGGTTCGGTCATGGTTCAAGCTCCTTTAACGATGATAAATTTCGCCCACGTTGCGACGCGCACAATGGGAGGTTCCTGTTTTGCTTCGACATAGTCTGCAGTTGCTTTCCTCGCGACGTTCTCAATTGCCGGCAAGTTCTTCAGCCAGCATTCCGGGCACAGAGCCGCAATCGTTTGTTCTTTCCCGTCATTGTGGACAATTTCAACGACGTGGATTTTCTTCTGATCGTGGATCTGTCCGCACCCGCAAAACATCGCCGTTGATGCTGCCAGCTTGCAAGTTGTTCTGCGCATTCCTGTTTCGTGGTCGCCAGTGAGAAGTGCGGTTCCGATGATTTGTTCATATTCCATGGTTCAATCTCCTCTCAATTCGTTCGGTCGTGGATGGCAACAATTAGCCCAGTACGCTCAGCCGTTTCGCGAGCATACTTCAGCGCCAAAATCTTGTCAGGCGTCTCATATAAATGAGCGACCATTCCCTGCGATATCCTCAGCGAGACTTCCCATCTGTACTCTGCGCGGTAGGCTGGATTAACCCAGCGTTTTTCAACTCTGATCTCCGGCCCGCAAAGAGCATCCCAAAACGGTCCAATTCCGTCGGCGCTGACGCAGGCTTCCCGGCAATCGTTCGGTGTTCCGGTGCAATTCGTTTCCATGGTCTCGATTCCTCAAAAGTGTTGAATTGACAAAATGACTAATCGGCATCTTAGAGAATGCGGGACCATTGTAAATAGAAAGAAAGAATAATTTTAGGAAAACAATGAGAGGCTCAGGGATCTGCCGGAGGCTCAGGGATCTGCCGGAGGCTCAGGGATCTGCCGGAGGCTCAGGGATCTGCCGGAGGCTCAGGGATCTGCCGGAGGCTCAGGGATCTGCCGGAGGCTCAGGGATCTGCCGGGATGCTCGGGATCTGCCGGGATGCTCGGGATCTGCCGGGATGCTCGGGATCTGCCGGGATGCTCGGGATCTGCCGGGATACTCGGGATCTGCCGGGATACATAATAAGGACAGCCGAAAATAGGATATCTTTGTCTTTTTGTATTAATACTTAAAGATATCTTTGTATTAATACTTAAAGATATCTTTGTATTAATACAAGGATATCTGGTTGTCCGGTGTGGGCCGGCGGGGCGATCCGGGGAGGCTTCAGTAGCGGAAGCAGCAGGAGCTACAGCGGAGGCAGGTCGGCAGCGGAGGCAGGTCGGCAGCGGAGGCGGGTCGGCAGCAGAGGCGGGTCGGCAGCAGAGGCAGGTCGGCAGCAGAGGCAGGTCGGCAGATCAAGACCGGCAGCAGAGGCACGTCTGTAGCAGCAGCACTTGCGTCGATCCTGCAAATCGTCATAATGACGTTTCGACGTTTGGTCGATCAGGAGAAATGTGCTTCTGCGCTTTTATCACATTACCCACGGATTCCCATGGGACTCCCCTGATCCCCAGACGACAGCGCCGCCAGAGGATTTCATCCGAGCCGAATTGTTAGTCATCACATCGAATTCACTGAACCCGAACTCATCACTCGGGTTTTTTCATGCGCCGACATCTTCGCTAACAGTATCAGATACCTCGCTGCCATTCGGAGGCAGCAGCAAAATAACCTTCGGCTGCTCCACCTCTCCGCCGCCGCCAGCCAACTCAAGCGACACCTTGTCATCCAGCATATTCTGGGCTTCGCACTTCAGCAGCAGATCGACGGCTTTGAGGCGGTTCGCGACGTTTTCGCCTTCGTCTTCGACGACATCGGCAATCAGGCCGATCGCTCGATTCCTAATCTCCGGCGTGGTTTCCCAGCGTTTTCCCTGTTTCATGAGCCGCCCCATTAAGCCGACGGTTCGATAGTTTGACAGGTCGTTCAGGGAATCCATCATGTTTCTCCGGTCAATTCGCTCACATTCACGAAGCCGTACTTCCGGTTTGCAGCTTCTCTGGCAGCGATGGCGCGTTCTTTCTCTTCAAAGAACCCCAAGTGTATCCTCTTACCATTCACGCTGATACTTGCTCTCCACCTTTGCCGATTTTCGCTGTAGGTCACTCCTACCGCTCCACTTTTGTTCTTCTTTGTCAGCGTAAGGATCCTGTTCTTTGGGATTGTCTTCAGATAAGCGGCAACATGATCAGACGCTGACTTTTCAGAAGCGATCTTCAGTGCCTGTTCTTTCGCCGCGACACTTGCGTTTTTCTTTGACTTCTTGTGCATTCTTATCGCCTCATCAAGAAATCCGTAAGATCCAACAAGTGTTCTTTCCCCGAGAAAATCAACCGTAACGTCCCAGAGTCTGGTCGTCTCGTTCTTCACAATATCGACTCGATCGAATCCGCCTTTAGCCATTCCACACCTCCAGAATAATCAACTTCGCCTCAACAAAGCTCTCAACGATCTCAGATCGAGATCCAGTCATACGAATCTTCGCCTGCTCCATCAATTGCATCTGAGTCGGCTTGCCTCCCGGCTTCTTCACCTCGATCGCGAGGAACTTCCCCTTCACTGACAGCAGCAGGTCCGGGACTCCCTTCCGACCGTAGGTTCCCCCCGGATACTTCACAATCCAGACTTCCGGCAGTTTCTCCGCCCACCTCAAAATCTTCGTCTGTATCTCGCTCTCTTTCACGAAACGCTCCTTCTGGCAAACTGACGAACTCCCTGAATCCCTGCGGAGCCGCCCAGAACATCGGCTTTCCTCGCGCCAAGTCCATCTGGTCGACCACCAGCCTGTAGTTCTCTCTGGTTCTGGTAATGGCAACATACTTCAGGAACAGGTCTTCGTAGAAGTCCACCGCAGCACCACTCGCCTTCTCAGTGCTCGAAGCAAGTACAAACACGTTCCTTGCCCCAAGACCTTTCGCTGAGTGACAGGATCCCAATCGCAGGCCGGGATCTCTGACGCATTCGATTCCGAATCGGTCGATGGCTTGGTCCAGCAGCAGCACCTTGTCTACTCGCCATCGCTCGGAGCGAATGAAATCTGCGAACTCAGGCCCAGCGCCCCATTCCTCGAGTTCGTCCAACGTCCGTTTAGGCTCTTGGCTGCATTCGATCTTCTTCCACTTGGCTTTCGCCCCACGGACGAACAGTTCCTTGCCATCCATCTTCTGAGGCAGTTCCTCGGTGACTCGCCTCCAGTCGCTCTCACTAATCCTCTTTCCATCCCGAAGATCCCTCATCACCAGGACGAAAGCAATCTGCACCGGCGATTCCCAGCGAGACTTCATCTTTTCCTGAATCGACTTCCACGGAATCCCCGCAGAGTCCAGAAACTGCGTAACCTTCCCAAGGTTAAACCAAGTGCGACTGAGGACCATCGTGTCTGAATTCACCAGCAGCGGCAGTAATCTTACCAATTCCTTCCATTCCACCAAACCAGTGCTTCCTTCTCCGGTCTCGCTAACCGGCTCCCTCGACTCATACTGCGGATCTCTCCTCAGAATGTCTTCGCCCCACTCAATCACTGGCTCCGGGTTCCTCCAAGACCTGTTCAGAACTACACGTCTCCCTTCTTCTTTGGCCTGCAACTCCCTCGATCGCATTATTTGCCACTCTGAGCCGCTGAATCCGTAGACGGACTGATATACGTCCCCGAGCAGCCAAAGCTCTCCAGCGGCCTCTGCGAGCCTCTGGCAGCAGCGATCCAAGATGCTCGAACAATCCTGAAACTCGTCGATGATCCAAATGTCGATTTCAGCCGGAACAGATCCCTCGGGGTACGTTTCCTGAAACTCGAGGTTCTCATCGACTCGAATACCTGCATACTTGAACAGAAGGTCACAAAAGTCCAGCTTGCCCCAAACACGCTTCTGACTCTCGTACTTGCCAATAATCTCACCTAAAGCTCCTATCTTATCCATTGCCCCGGCACCCGCACTACCCACCGGCACCCTGTTCAAGGTGGGTGGCGGCGGATCGATTATCCCCATATATAGGGGATTTTTTAATGAAAGTACACACCCGCCACCCAAAATAACATTTTCGCGTATAGGTGCATGTGTTTTTTCTTTTTCTGAAATTCCATTTCCCCTATATAGGCATAAGCTAGGATCAGAAAAAACGCCGAATTCACTGGGAAAATGAGCGCCACCAGCGCGTGGCGGATGCGTGAACGTGCCCGAACATGCCTGATCAGGGTGATCGCTGGTTTTGTATACCCCTACGGGTTCATCGATTCGTCTTACGCGGCTCAAACGCGACCGCTGCAAATCCCACCAGTTCAACGCATCATCAATTTTCGCCGATAGAGTCCCAGGCTCACCACCTCTGGGAGCCCCGAGAACTTCGGTCATGAATCGCTTACCTTCAGCCGATTCATGATCAAGGATAGTCTTTGGATCCAGTCCCAGCAAGCGAAGAACAGCAGAATGGATTGTCCGAAAGAACCCATCACGCTGCAGCCGATCAGAATCGACGCCAGTGAGCCTCGACGCTCTCTGGGCCGCTTCCAAGCAAGCTGATCTGGAGAAGCTACTGTAGCCAATCTGTGACCATCGTAAACCTCCGCGAAGCCTCTCCTCCAGCAAATTCATAGCAAATTCTGTTTTTCCGCTCCCCGCGCAACCTACTACAACCGTAGTTTCAGGCATCGAATCATTCCTTCCCAAGTTCCATCACAACTTTCTGTAGTTTTTCTCTGGCAACGCCGATTGCCTCGTTCCAAATTTCTGCGGCGAGAATGATGTTCTTATTCATTGCGTTCGGGATCAGATCACTGATTGTCATGTAACCATCAGTTTCAAAAGTCACATGTGCGACAAGGTGTTTTGGGGCGAGAACTGTGAGAACTTGTTTTCGGAATTCATCGTGCAATTCAACGTGAAAAACTGTCACTTCCCTCTCCCTTCCCACTCCGCCTGAATCTGAAACGAGCAGCACTTCACAACCCGACCATTGCAGAACACAACAGCCCAATCTTCCCACGTCCATGCTTCCATGCGGAACGTCGTCATCGCTTGTCCACCGATGCCACGGAACGGCCCGGAAGTATTTGCGAAGACTTCAGGCCAGGAGCAGTACGTGAGCTCCTGCCACCGCAGTCCTTCGACACCGCACTTCTCCCGCAACCACTCACTCAGCGTCACCCCAGCGACCTCCGCTGATATCGAGGCAGCAGAAGTGTTCATGGAGCTATTTCTCACAGCGATCATCCTCCATCACAAGGGACCACATCGCCGAAAACGGGATGCAGAGTCCGAGCAGGATCAGCAGCGGCGTAACGACGAGGACAGTGATTGCGAGGACAGCGAGTTCTCTCAGGATCCACTTCACTTCCCACCTCCGCAGCATTTCTTCGATTTCCGGCCACTCCCGCACGCGCAGGGAGCATTACGATCAGTTCGCAGCGAGCCCCGGATTGGTTCACGCCATCCGCCAGGCCTAACGACCTTTTCGCGTTCGGCTTCTTCGTTGTGTCGCATTTTCATCTGAACAAGTTCCATCGCCCTGGTTGCTCCAGAAAAGACTGCCGTTCCCGGGCATTCTCTGGTATCGGCGATTTGAATTTGCGCGTTATGAAACCGCCACCACGGAGCAGGAGCATCAGGCCCATCGACGAATACTTTAAGTTTTCCTTCTTCTGCTAAAAGCAACCACTTCGACATCACACAATCCTCCTGAGATTCTCCAGCCTCAAATCACAATACTCGCCATTCAGGATCTTCACCCCGCGTTCCGGCCAAACGCCGGTCCCGAGGAACCAGGCGACTTCTTCGGCAGCAAACCACACGCCGGCCCAAAAGACCACAGGGCGATCGTCGACCATAACGATCCTGCTGCCCAGATCGCCTTCGTTTGCTAGGATCTCCCCCGTTTCCGGCACATACATCAGCAAAAGTTCGCCGAGCGGATTCCGGAACCGCTCCTTCAGAGCACCAGCAAGCCACTGATCATTCCCTGGCGCCACTTCCATGGCATCACCGACGCGCAGGTTCTTCCAGCGATTATCGAACGGATCGCCGTTCAGGTGAATGATCGTCTGGGGATTTGTGGTGATGGCGGTTTCTGTTTCGACAATCCACTGCTGTTCAGGGATCATGCGGAACGCTGGCACCCCATTGAACGTTCCGGCAGGAACTCGGAGGACTCTGCCGTTCTTTCGTTCCTGGCCGACCCTGACTCCGTCGACTTTGACCCATCCGGAGAGTTTGTTGTACGTCATTTCGCCCATTACTTTTTGCTCCTGATTTCCTGCTTCCAGTTCTCGAACCACTCGAGAGTTTTCAGATTCAGTTCGTTAGCTTCGTCTTTTCGATCGACGCGCCGGAGCCACCGTTCGGTGTCCTGGGCATCATTGAAGAAGTCGAAGTTTTCGAAACCGTTGTAGTTGTCTCTGCGATCGATCATCACTGCACCCACACAATTAGTCGTTCGCCCTGAATCACCATCCACTTCGGCGTTGCCCTGTCCGGGTCGATCATCTTGCGAACGTGTTTCTTCGCTTCCGCCATGACTTCCTGCGGAATATCCGGCTCTTCAAACGTATTCCGGTAGATCTGCAGCAGGGCAAGCAGGGCATTGTTCTCGAGCAGTTCCTGATCAGTCATTTTCCAGATCCTTCAGAGGCCTGTGTTTATCTTCGTGGGTGAGATGCCACCCGTTGCAGAATTTGCAGAAGTAGACTCGTTTCGGGACGCGACCACGCCGGGAACGTCCCTGGATGAGTCTGAGTTCGGTAACAGCTTTGGGGCGAGTGCCCCAGCGACGTTTTCCGGTCGCTGGGCACTCAGAGGCATCGTGGAGACTCATTAGTCCCACTCCGGTACTTCGAATTCCCGTTCGGTGACGAACAGCCATCCTTTGTTGAGTGCGTCCTGAATTTCATCAGGCCGACGCAGCCAAGCTCCATTGGGTTCCTTGGGATCAGTCAGGAGCGTGTACTTAGCCTTCTGGACAACAGGATCAGCGAAGTCAGAGGTTTGCCCGAGGTAGATGAACCAGAGGCTTCCTCCGCCGAATGGGAGAGACCAGATGGAGGTGGCGTAGGCTTCGTTCGGGAGCAAGGCAGGGTCACGCCTTGAAATCAGGAAGTGCCCCGTCTGCGCCGGAGTCCCGAATGTCCATGCACGAGTTTTAGTCGCGGCGTTCAGTTCTTGCTGGCTGATGAACCGGCTTCCTACCTTCCCGAGAACAGGGTGATCCTTGCGTTTACAGCGGATTTCGAGTCGTGACTCGAGGACTATTTCCCCACACATCAGTTGGTTAGAGTCCTGCGCAGTGAGAAGCCACGAGCTTGCTGTGCCGTCTTTTTTGACCCACCGGAATTCGTCGACATCAGGTCGTCGCGGCACAACATCCTGCGTCACCCAGTCATTTTCGTTCGTCATTGCGTCGTTTCCTTTCGTTCATCATGGCTTCAGCCATAGCAAAGCATTTCTGCGCATCAGTTTCGTACTTTGCGCCAGAGTCTTCCCAGTTAAAACTGGCAAGTGCCTGTCCCGCGAACCAATCGAGCATCGACATGCCCCGCAGGTCATCACAAGTCTGTCCGACTTCCACGGGGAACGCGGATTCATCATGTTCATTCAGCATCAGAGTTCTCCTCAATCCAGCAGTCAATTTCTTTCTTCAGATTCTCCACCGTGGAGTCGTTCAACACAGGCCCGGAACCGACCCAACCGTCCTCTGGACCTTCGTAGGAAGCGTCGTATCCCACCTGTGTTGCCTGAAAACGCTGGAAGTCGAAGTAGTACACGTCGGCTTCCCGAATCTCCCATCCTCGATAAGTCTCAATCATCAGCGACCCCCTTCTTCAGCAGGCGAACCAGATCCACCACATCTTCCCGTCGATTCAGGTGTAGCTGAGTTTTGCGGCCAATCAGGCAGACGACACGCTGGTCGGCGCCTTTGCCGACAATTTCGATCTTCACATCAGGCGACGAAGGCCAATGGAACATCGTGTTGCAGGGCTCGACGGAGAACCCGACGGACGAGAGGAATTCCCAGGTGATTGTGTTCAATTTGCACCTCCGTTTTTGCGAGCGATGTCATTTGCGACAAGGTCCGCATACTTCTGCCAGTATTCCCGGAACGTGTTGCGAATTTTGCCGCGATTCACTGAGTCACCGCACATATAAGCACCAGCGAGAGTCCGAACAAAACTCCCGCCAAGCTCTTCCATCTTCTCGACGATCAGGTGATCGTAATCATCCGGAACATCCGGCAGTACAGCGACCTCGACGTGTTCAGCGACAATATCGTCGCGGTCTTCGCTAAGTCGGAAAACTCGTCCTTCGCTGTCCCACGAGAAATCCCCAGCGTAGAACCGCATGGTCCCGTTTTCTTCGGCTTCCAGATCCTCGCAAATCGGCGAAGTGATCCAACCGTAACGAGTCACATAACGCTTGCCAGCTTCCAATCGAATTCCCATAACCAATCTCCTTCAAAGTCAAAAACACATGACGCACGCACATCATCGTCATTCCCAACACAATGTCAAGAACAACAGTAGTAAAATTATTCTGGAAAAGTTGTTTTTGGTTAGTCGGCGGATCTTTCGCGGCTTTTTGAGCGTTTCTTCCATGCCCAGATCAGGTACACATTCCAGTCCATGGCGGCGCGAGTCGCTGCCAGTTTATTTGGGAACTCATCCTTGAGATCTGGCAGAACTTTCCCGGCTTCTGGTGATACCGAATACAACCTCGGCCCTAGGACGAATCCGCGTTCAGTTCTCAGCCGGAAGAGGCCGGCTTCTTCGGTGATGATTATTCTGGTGTTGGACATCAAACCCCCCTCATTCGTTTTTCATAAAGTGACGCAGCCAGCAGTGCATTCCCGGGATCGTCGATATTGCCGACAGGAACATCCGCTCGATGCAGTTCAGTCATCACTTCATCGCGCCGCGACCTGATGGCGACGACATACGCATGATGGAGCCGGTCCATCAGTTTGACTTCTTCGGCATCCACAAGAACATCCTCGGTGTACAGTGTGATCCAGAATTCCCGCCAGTCTCGACCGAACACGCCAGCCTGTTTCAGCAGAATACTAACGGGCAATCCGCTGAAGTCATCCGGCGAATAGTTCAGCCATTCCGGGTTGATTTTAACCATTCGGTTTCTCCTTTTTCCCTGATTTGCCGTTCATGATGGACCAGTGCTTCTGCGTTTTCATGCAGCCACAGCTTTTCGTGCGATGGATGCGGAGCATCTGCACTTTGACGGATTTCTCCGGCGATCCGCAACTGCATTGCACCATCACGAGGTAGTGCGCACCTTTTGCTGAGTATCTTACTCGGTACGGTGCTGAGACCACTGTCAGCAGGCCGAAGACCTGGCCGACAACAACATCACTCGACCTGTTCAATGATGGACTCCCGGAGTCTCGTGGCATTGTCTGATCCTCCGTCTGAATCCCTGTAAAGGTAAAACGTCCCCGCCAGTCGGTGCAATTTCCCGAGGCGGATGTAAAAGTAATCGTCGGGCTCGCCGTAGAAGCCTCGCTTGCGGTCAGAGAGTTCCCGCATCCATCGAGCATGCAGTTCTGTTGCAAACTGTTCGGCTGTTTGTACTGGCTGCGCATCCATGGCAAAGGACTCCGTTAGTTGTTCCCTGCATTCAGATTACGCTTCACAATTGGATCAATTCGCCTCAGATGCTTCTTCATGTCATCGAAAGCCTCTGTGAGGATCGTGAAGATCTTCGCCTTGTCCTCCTCGATCATCGACTTTGACGCCTCGAGTTCGATAATTGTGATCGTTGCAGTCACAAGCTCGAATGCATCACTAAAAGTGCATTTTACTTTCTCGGTCATCCCCTGATCCCTCCCACAACAACATCCTTCACGATGCTGTAAAAGTCTTCTCGGCAATACGCGACCAATCCGGTCACTCGTGCCATGTCCCTGCACGGAACGCCCGCGCAGTATTTGCTCCAGATCAAATGAATCTCTTCGGGATCTGTAATCACTCCCGAGCTGACGGTCGTCAACACGAAAGTCTCGTCGGCCTTCCACGACGACACAGAACCACTGCGAGTCAGGATCAGCCGGTTCTCGTACCAAATCTTCGACAGAAGTTTCCAGATCATCCACGTCTGCCCTTCGACCACAACAGCAGAATAAGGCAGCGAGTGTCGCTTCGAAACGAACGTTGTCGATGGATAGCGTTTGGAACCATCCCAGACGACCCCGTTCGTGTCGAGCGTGAGATCCAGCGAGTCGAAGATCTTGCGTTTGGCGAGGGATGTCACTTTGAAACCCGCTTCATGACGCTGGTCCCTCTGTTCGGTTGCCAGCAGGAAAGCCTCTCGATCGGCTTCATGTGTTTCTCAGGCCATTCCTGCCACGTCGGAACCACAAAGACCGTCTGCGTTTCAGCAGAAGCCAGTGACCAGCATTCTTTTGCGCCGTTTCCGTTGTAGAAGTTGTTGTAGCAATCGGCGCATCGCTTCAACTTCTGCTCTTTACTCAGGCCCATCACAGCAATCCCATCTCAAAGTCCTGAACATCGCGTTCAATCTCCGCGAATCGCCCCAAGACCATCTTGGAGCAGGCAAGAACATCGTCCTCGGTCAACGGCATTTCGTCGCCGTCATCGTTGAACACCTTGACGCTGACCATCTTCGCGTCGAAGATTTCCATTTCACCGTCTCGTTCGCCAATACCAAGCAGGCGATCCCGCTTAATGTAAGGCCCGTTCCACTTCGCCTCGTAGCTGACAACAGCCTCCCCGAGGATCCCGTCGGTAAACATGAACTCCTCGAAGATCCACTGACCAGACTTCACCCCACAACCAGTACACGCCACTTTTCGGTTCACTGCGAACATCGGTAACTCTCCTGAAAAAATGAAATTGATCTACAAAGAATTCATTGCATTGCGAAGCATTTCAGCCGTCATCCTGAGAGCCACAAGTTGATCTGATTCTGATAGACCGTCCGTGTTTCCGAATGCAGTTGCGATGACACACTCTGCCGCCTCGATCACGTCGCGAAACCTCGCCTCTTCCAGATTTGCTGATGCGGTTTCTATGTCTCCAGTGTTCCCGCCGCCGATCGCTGAACTTAATTCTTCTCTCAGTGTTTCAATTGTCTTCATTTCAAAACTCCCCGGCTAAGTATGCCGCTTGCAAAGATTCCTGCGTATGTACCACGCCACTTAGCGTGATTCCTGTTTTTCGTCCTCGCGAGATCAGATTCGCCCGATCTGCTGAATTCAGCTTTTTCACGCTCATGGCGGCGTTTATGTACGCGCACCAGCGAGCATCGTTCATGATCGTGAACGTCTTCCCTGCCTCAAAATCTCGTGCGTATCGCAGAGCCGCGTCTCTGTCGCATCCAGCGAACAGAGCAATCGGAACGCCCGACATATTCCCCACGATTCCAGCAACAACGAACGTCCCGTCGACGCGGTCGCAAAGCTCAGCCCAAACTTCCCCGAAACCACGAACTGTGGACCGGAACGCTGACAAATCTTCTGTCGGCTCAGATGCGTAATGTTTTGCGAGAGACACACTGCATTCCTGCTGAAGTGCTTCGATGTCGTTTCCAAAGTATGGTGCTGAAAGAGGCATCTTAGGCTCCTTTTTTTATTCAACTGAACTCCACAGACCGGAGTCTAACCAACACCAAATACTTTGTCAACTATTTATCTACCATTTTCCCATACCATCGTCCTTCGAGTGGTCCGGACCTGATGTGTTTCTTCTGGTATCGCAGTTTTTCCATGCATTCGGTCAGCATTCGGCTCGGAACTCCGGAGCCATAACTGCCTCGGTAGCGTTTCATGAGTTCGTCGAATTTGATCAGCTTCCACACCTTCTCCTCGTGAACGTACAGGCCGCTCGTCGGATCCTCCGGAGCCTTGTGACTGGCGAGATCTCCCATCGGAGTGAGTTTGAGTCTGCTGGTCCAGGTGTGGATCCCGTGCCCGCGCTCGACGGCTTCATCGAGTTTGTCCATCACGGGGCTGACAGGCCCAACCATCCCGGCGATCAGCGACTCGGTCTGCTCGGCCAGGCTGTTCTCGACTTTCTCTTCGACCTTCGCCGAGTTTGATAGGTATTCCCGGAGCCCTCGCGTGATCCCGTTCTCGCGCTTCTTGTCGTTTGCGCGTCCCTTCCAGATCGAATCCCATTCCCAGACCGGGAACGTCCTGGACAACTGCCATTTGCCGTTGGTCTCCGTCTGGATCTTCCGGGCCACTGCCACGGGCGACTCGAACTCGAGCTGTGCGACCAGTTCCTCGTCGGCCTTGGTCACGAATTTCATCGACCAGTTACTCTGCCACTCGTCGATCCGGTCGATGCTTTTCGCGCCAGACTCCACCCGGGGATCGGCGACCATCCGGATCCCGTGCCGATGCAGCCATCCGCCCAGCGTCCGATCAGAATTGTCTGCCGGCTGCGGATCAGTCAGATCGGTATTCGCCTCGATCTCCTTCTGAAACTCGCCCAGCATGAATCGCTGAGAACTCTGGAAGATCGTGTGCAGTTCCGCCTCGGTCTTCGGCGGATCGCAGACCAGCAGGTTTGCCCCTGCCAACCACATCCACACCTGATCAATTGCCTCCTGCTCCTCCAGTCCATTGATCCCGTACTTCAGCAGGGCATCACGCCAGCAACTGTTCGCATACTTCAGGAGACTGTGGTGGCGGGCACCAGGCCCGATCTTGCCCATGGGCGAACGGAACTTCGACGCATCCGTTGTCGACGCACCACGAGGAGCCACGGAGCCCTGACGAGCGTATTCCTCGCAGAGGTAGTCGACAACATGCTGCGGCAGCTTCCCGATCGGGATATCAGACGGCGATTTACCCTCCAACCACTGGTAAGTTTTCCCGCTCGGGTGAATTGACGGCGGCGCGACGGACTGGGTCTCTTTACCCTTGCCTCCGAAGCGAAACTCAAGTCCGCTGATCGTCATGTTGGCGACTGGTGGCAGTCCAGAACTCCAGCGATAGATTCGGTGAAGGCTTTTCCCAGAGGTGTACGTCGGCGCTGGGTAATCGGCCAGAAGAGCATCTGCCATCGCTCGGCCTTCGAGCGTATCATCTTCGATGTCGATGATGGCTTGCTCTTCCGGAATGCCGTGACACAGGCCCAGAATGATCCCGCAATTCCACGGCTTCTCGCCCCACTGTTCTGAGATAACTTCCGGATCCTGCGTAGCAGATTTGCCCCATTGATTGCCGACGGGATGCTTGCCCTGGGCTTTGCAGTCCTCGCGTCCACACGAACAAAGAACCCTGTCCTGCTCGAACGCTGGATAATGCAGACGCACCGGATACAGGCCAAATTCCACCAACTGCAGCACATCACTGGACGCAACACTCACAGAGATTCTCCTCAAACAAAGTTTTCCGGCATGGTAGCCTATCCATCGAAAGAAAATCAGTAAAGTCTTGTCCTAGAATTATTCGATAATATTTCTTGACACGACTCTTGACTTTTGTAGGATGCCTCGCATGTGGATCATTGGATTGTTTTTGCTTGTCGGATTCATTGAGTTTCTGAACCTGCTGGTTTACGGAGTGGATCCGGATTCTTTTTTGGGATGAAAGGGATTTCGATGTTGTGTTTGGCAAGGAAGAAGAACCAGAAGATTCTGATTGGCGACAACATCGTCATTACGATCGTCGACATTCGGAATGGCGGCGTTGCCATCGGCATCGACGCACCAGCAGACATCGCTGTGCATCGGCAGGAAGTTTGGGACGCAATTAAGAAAGAGGCTGAAGAGAAGAGCCCATGATAAAGTTCACAAAGATCAAAAAAGGGTACTACCAGTTCCCCGTGTGGGAGTTCAACTTGCCAGCGGGACACTCTTGCCCATTAGCAGAAGCCTGCTTAACAACTGCGAACAGGGACACTGGCAAGCAAACGAATGGACCAAAGCAGGAGTTTAAGTGCTATGCCGCAGTCGTGGAGCGCTACCCTGCTGTCCGTGGTGTGCGATGGGTTAATTTTGACGAGTTACGCAGGAAGTCGTTTGACGAAATGGTTTCTATGATTTCTGTCGCTCTGCCGAAATCCGCTAGTCACGTTCGGATTCACGGAGGCGGAGACTTCTTTAACCAAGCGTACTTTGATGCCTGGTTAAGTGTTTGCCGATCTCGAATGGAAGTAACTTTCTGGGCATTCACAAAGTCAATTGCTTTTTGGCTGCGCCGACGTTCAGAGGTTCCCGAAAACCTCACGCTGCAAGCCTCATACGGTGGTCGTGAAGATCATCTGATCGCTGAAAATCAATTGAAGTTTGCAAAGGTTTTTCGAACCTTAAAAGAAGTTGAAGAATCCGGTTTGCCTTTGGATGTTGACGACACTCTGGCTATGAGAGGGGCAGTTAGCTTTGCTCTCCTCGAAAACTATGGCGCAGACGCAAGAAAACAACGCGAAAGAAGAAATTAAGAAGGAAAACAAAGATGGGCAGTGAAGTCTTTGCAGTGCCGGATGAGCATGTTGACGACATCATCCGGGTTTTCATTTATGGACTGAACTCCTGCGCTGGCGGAGTTCATCCGGAAGTGAACCTGAACGTCCGCAAATGGGCGTTCGATCGCAACCCGGAGTTCGTCGGCCAGTTGGATCGCATGTTGGCGCAGGCCAAGAAGAGGGCCGCGAAGAGTAAGAGGGATCGGATGATTGAACAGGGGAAGAGGAGGAAGGGATGACGGAGAAGAAACAGACATGGGCCCACCAGCCAGCCGGAATCGACTATCTCGACTCGCATCGCTATTCGCTGCTGGATTGCGTAATGGGTGGCGGAAAGAGCTACATGGCAGTCTCCCACATGCGCAAGATTTCCACGACTGGAACGAAGCGCACGATCATCCTCTGCCCCTCAGCGGTCCTCGGGGTTTGGCGACGAGAGTTCTTCAAGCATGCCCCTGAAGAGTTCGACGTAATCGTACTGGACAAAGGTTCGTCCAAGGACAAAGCATTGCTTGTCGCCACGTCCATTAACCTCCAGCGATCGCATCAAAGACCGATCGTGTTCGTCGTGACCTACGAATCCTTCTGGCGACCGGAACTTCTGAAAGTGTTCTCGTCGTTCACATGGGAGAAGATCGTTGCTGACGAGTCGCATCGTCTCATGTCGGCTTCAGCGGCCTGCAGCAAACATGCGTGGAAACTGGGGTCTCGCGCTGGGTCGAAGACTGGCTTGACTGGAACGCCGATGCCAAATAACCCCGGCAACATCTTCGGCCAGGCCAGATTTCTGAACGACCAGATCTTCGGCAAATACTGGGGCGCATTCAAGAACGAATACGCGATCATGAACCAGTACATCCCGCAAAAGGTTGACAAGTGGGTCAACTTGGATCGCATGAACGCGAAGATCTCTACCTTCCGGTACTACATCGGCCCAGAGGTTCTGGTCCTGCCCGACAAGCAGGACATCGTCATCGAAGTCGAACTCAGCGCCAAAGGCAGGAAGTTTTACAATGAGATGCGCAAGGAGTCGATGGTCGACATCAAGCGATCCATTGAGAACGCATCCGGAGAAACTACCGAAGAAATCCGAACAGCCGTCGGAAGCAACGGCGCTGTGCAGTTCTTGCGACTGCTCCAGCTTTCACAGGGGTTCATCAAGGACACGGAAGGCGAAGAACTCGACACAGACACAGAGAAACGCAAAGCCCTGTTGGACTTGCTTGAAGACATCGACGAGCCAGTCTGTGTTTACGGGTGGTTCAAGAACGATCTGGCGATTGTCAAGCGATGCTGCGATATCCTCGGTCGTCGGTACGGAGAGATCTCCGGGAACCGCAAGGATCTGACCGAGCATGCGACGTACCCGGAAGACATCGACATTATGGGCGTGCAGTGCAAGTCGGGGTCATCCGGGATCGACCTGACTCGGGCTCGCATTGGCATCACACTGAACTCCGGCCTGCTGTCTCCGGGAGACTACGACCAGATGATGGCTCGCCAGTATCGCCCTGGGCAAACGAGAGATGTGATCTATTACCACCTTGTGGCGAAGAAGACTGTCGAAGAGAAGCTGATTAAGGCTCGGCAGGAAAAGCGTGATATTGTGGATGCGTTGCTGATGGACCTGTTTGATGAGGATGTGTTCTGATGACCAAAGATTACAGTCATGAGCCGAAACCTGAAATCCCTGAGACAGTCAAATTGGCGATCGCCACCTACGAACTGGAATGGTGGATGCGAAAGCTCTCTCGGAAGCAGGTTCCCGAAGAGATCAAGAATGCAACCGGCATTTCCGTTAAGGCAAAAGGATTCCCTGCAGTACTGTTCTGGTACTGCGAGATCTATAGCAAGTGGAAAAGAAAGTCCGAGTCGAAGAATACACTTCTCGACGATGCGGGCTGGACAAGATTAAGAGCAGTAGTAGAATCTTTGAAAAACCATCTGGAGATTCCGCATGTCAGAAGGCGATACATCAGCGAAGACATCAGAGCATAAACCAGATTCGGCCCGTCTTCCGGCCTGCGTGGTTGGCTGGCAGGCGATGGATACCAAACGATTGTGGAATGATGGCACTCAATTGCTGGTCGCAGTTCCGGTAAATAGCCGAATTCGAAACAGCAGAATGAGAGCTGTCGACGACTGGTTTTATGAGTATTCAGTGATCGTGATTCGGTGCGATGAAGATTACTTTGATATCGAAACAGCCGACGGCGATGATTGGGGATGGGATCTTGACAGCGTTGATTTCTATGTGATCTTGAGTGAATGAAATGACACCAAAAGAAAAACGCGACCGAAAAAACGCCAACCATCGCCGGAACGAAAAGCGGCGTGGGCGAATGAAAACAATCAGGATGTTTGGCGTCGGCAAACTGCTGACGGCTCGGCTTTTGAAAGATGCCAGAAAAAGGCGTTACGAATAGGATCGGATCTGCACTCCGCTGTTCCTGAGAGTTAAGACTATGCCGCAAGATTTCATAGTGTTTTCGAAGTCACGATTGAGCGTGTTTCGCTTCAAAATTAGACCAGACAAATCATGGGACATGCTTATCCGTCGTGATTGTGCGTGGGCGTTTTACGACAATGTAGGGCTGAATACAGCAGCGAGCTACCACGCAGATCCGGACAACGAAGTGTTTTTGGGGTATGAGTAAACGCGGAGCACACTGATCAGATTGTGACTCGAATTGAGTTTTCTCACGAGGGGTGAAACGTGGACGCAATTATCACTCTGCGAAAGCAGGAAACCTGCCAAGTTATAATTCGGAACGTTCCGCAAGGTCATCTTCGGATGAATTCGGAGTGGCTGGCGGTGGCGATGTCGGCGGTCGGTAAGGACTGGGAGGAAGATTGCATCGAAGTTGATTACGTCGATCATGTTCCGTCTGGTTCGGATGATTTACCAGCGGTGGAGTTCAAGCCGCTATGACTATCGGATGAGCGTTCCGCTGTTGGAGGTACATTGTGGTATCGACGAATGAAAACAGACATAATCAAATCGTTGCGGATCTTCCGAGATACCAAGGACTCAGCCTAACCGAAAGGCTGAGAGACCGGGGGGATTTGATGAAGTCCGTGCCTGTGATCGTGGTTAAGACCATGAAGGATGCGGCAGAAAGAATTGAGTATCTTGAATACCATCTAAGATTGCGCGATCAGTAAACGCGGTTCGTGGTTCCTCTGCTCATGGGATTCGTTGAAAACATTGGAGTTATCGTGATTCTGTCAGACCCACAAAAACCAGCATTCAACAGAGACGGAGTCAAAATCTATCTCGGTGACTGCCGCGAAATCCTGAAGACACTGCCGGAGCAGAGCGTGCATTGCTGCGTGACTTCCCCGCCATACTTCGGGCTGCGTGACTACGGTTGTGATGGCCAGATCGGACTCGAGGCGACTCCGGTTGAATTCGTCGCTCAGATGGTGGCAGTCTTCCGTGAGGTCAAGCGGGTTCTACGCGACGATGGCGTGTGCTGGCTGAATCTCGGTGATTCGTACAATGCCTACAACGGCGGGGCAGGACCGTCATCGTCGCTATCTCGAGGAGCACAGACGACAGAGCGGCCACAATTGGAAACTGGGTTCGGGCTTCGAGTAAAAGCATTGAAGCCAAAAGACCTGATTGGAATCCCCTGGCGGGTCGCCTTCGCGCTTCAGGAAGACGGCTGGTATCTTCGGCAGGACATTATCTGGCACAAACCGAACCCTATGCCTGAGAGCGTCACGGACCGTTGCACGAAATCACACGAGTACATGTTTCTCCTGACGAAGTCTGAACGGTATTTCTTTGATAATCAGGCGATTCAGGAGAGCAGCATTACGAACGATGAGCGGCGTCCCTACGGATCGCAGGGGGCGTGGGACATGGACGGGAGAGACGAATCGAAGCGGCCAAAGGGAAAGCCTCGAACGGCTGGAAACAAGTCGCACAAATACGTTGACGAGTACGAATCCAGCGAATCGGAAGAACATCGAACGAAAGCCGGATTGATGAAGGTTGCCGACGTTCCGTGGGAAAAGAGAAACAAGCGGTCAGTTTGGACCGTGACAACGAAGCCATACGGCGGCGCTCACTTTGCCGTCTTCCCGCCTGATCTGATCGAACCCTGCATTCTGGCCGGAACATCGGAAAGTGGCTGCTGCTCGAAGTGTGGAACGCCCTGGCGTCGTCAGATCGAGAAAGACAGGAAGGCGACACGTCCAGGCAATGACACGAAAATCGGCAGGGCGTCAGATGATCCTGATTCACCATACGAGCGGCATTCCGGAACTATCGTCGGCAATCGAGATCCGCAACGGCATTGCACGACAACGAAGACGATCGGTTGGGAGGCTGGTTGCAACTGCGAAGCGGGAACTCAGGTTCCCTGTGTGGTTCTCGATCCGTTCACGGGATCAGGGACGACGGCAGCAGTCGCGAAGAAAAACGGGTGTCACTTCGTTGGATGCGAGTTGAATCCGGAGTATTTGAAACTGGCTGCTGATCGGTTCAAGCAGCGTTCGTTGGCCCTGCAATGAGCAGCGGTCTGGTACTCCGGTCGTCTTTTTGTGAGTGAAGAAATGCACGTTCGCTGGAATGAAAAATACGTCGTGGAGCAGGTGACAGGTCACGATTGCGAGTGGGCCGCATGGCTCTATTCGCAGTACGGCAGAAAATCGACCTTCCTTTTTTGGGATACAGTTCGCGATTTGATGCTGGCGGGGTTTTGAGCAGCGGAATAACTGTTCGATAGTCAGGGGAAGCAATGTCGAATCCATTCGAATTGGCAAACGCAATCCAGCCAGCAATGGTAGGCTTCAAGCGATGCGGCTGCTGTGCGGCTGTGGATCTCGACGCCTTGCCGGAGACGGTAGCCGAATGGAAACGCAAGGGGTACGAAATCAGAATGATGCCGAAGCGGGACGCGATCGCCCTGCTGAAATCATCATTCTGCCAGCACAATTGAGCAGCGGTCTACCATTCCGATAATAAAATAACCTACAGTTTTTCTTGACTTCGTTTTAGAAATGGAATACCGTATGCCGAGTATTGGTGAGTTGGCCCGACAATTCGAGAAGTTGCTGGATCGAAAGAACAAGGCGGCTGCTGACACAAAAGAAGTTTCTGCTGAGATCGAAAGTCTCGAGCAAGAGCTTCTGGACAAGATGGCAGACGAAGGAATGCCCAGCATGAGGCTGGAGTCCGGGAAGACTCTGTACACCAGAGTCGACAAGTTCTATGCGATCCGGTATCCCGAGGGAGCGACGGAAGAACAGAAGGCCGAGGCGAAGCAGGCATTTATCCAGGCGCTGGCTGAATGCCCTGATACGTCGGACATTGTGAAACGCGACTACAACGCAGCAACCCTGCGGTCGCGGATCAAGGAAATCGAAGAGAACGGCGAACAGCTTGACCCTTCAGTCTTGAACCTGATCTCGGTGATTGAGAAGCCGAGAATCTCTTATAGATCGTGAGTTCTGAAATGAAGATTACCAAAGGACTGACTCCTCCGGATCCCGCGAAAGTTGGTCGTCCGCGCGAGTACAATTTCCAGCAGATGGAAGTTGACGATGCCGCCGATATCAATGCGTCGTACCAGACAGTCTATGCCTGCATTCGTCAGTTCAAGAAGAACGACGAATACAAAGACTGGTCGTTCCGCATCGAGAAGATTGGTAAGTCTGAGAAGAAAGTCAGGGTCTGGAGAACAGCCTGACAAGGTCTTCCAAAGAAACACGTCGTCTAAACTACAGGACTACGACGGCAAGTTGGAAATGCAGGAGAGTACCCTGCCGTGTTTCTGCGGGATTTTTAGTTGGCTGGACCACAATAGCCTTGGTCTCACCAAAAGTGGTTTTCGCATGTAACTCAATTGGTAGATTCCGTGATTGCACGGCGGCTGCAGGTTCGATCCCTGCCATGTGAAATCGTCGTCATTCGATGACGTAACCAATGTTTCCTTTCGAAAGGTGTTCAATGTCCACAGCTCTTGTGCAGTATCAGAAGTCCGATTTCTCAGTTCTTGCCGATGGCAGCGAATTGGCAGCAGCAATGCTGGAAAACGGCGATGGATCGACGTTCATGGAGTCCGACTTTCCCCGAGTCAAGACTCCGTCCGGAGGAGGAATGTTCTGGACCATCAACGGCGCCAACGGGATGGAATCCACGGCAGCGATCGAAGGCGTGATCGTGTTCCGTTGCCAGAAAGGGATTCTCTGGAAGGCCGACGAAACGTCCGACGACAAGCCTGTGCTCGTCTCTGACGACATGAAGTATGCTCGGCTGAATATTCCCTGGGCGGAAGTTCCTGCGGACATGCAGGAAGTTCTCCCGAATCACGAAGTGCCGGCAGAAGTCCTGAAGGAAGCCGGAGCCCTGCGTGAGGATGCCGAAGGGAATCCCGTCCGGTACTTCTACTGGGATGGCCCGAACAAACTGCCGTACTGCGAGTTCGGAAGCTCGACGAAGGCCGGATCGAAGGGCAAGAAGGCGAAGGATTATCAGATCCTCTACGTGCTCCGGAAGGCAGAGGCTCTGCCCCTGCGGATCCAGCTCGGCCCAACGTCGATCATGCCGATCCGGAAGTTTTTCCGGCAGCTTAACGTCCCACACACAATGGCGTATGTATCATTGGGGCTGAAGGTTGAGAAGTCTGCATCAGGAAAGGATTACTCGGTCGTTGTTCCACAGCGAACGGGCACTCTGGATCCTGCGACGGCTTCCGTGATCAAAGAGAAGTACAAGGAAGAACTGCAGCGGATGCATGATGCAGGGCGATTGAACATCGTCGACTCTGCTGCAGAGTAGTTTCGAACGGAGTCCGGCGGAGCCAAGGATGGCTCCGTTTTTTATGCGCTGACGCCACCCACCAGAATCCGGCAGTCCAGATAATCTTCATCGCCGTTGCTGATATCGAAGCCAACTGTCACGATTGATTCGTCGTCTGAGGAGGCTCCGCCGGCGATCGTCATTTGAATCGCTCGGCCTGCGATCAGCGTGAGCCCACTGCACCCTGAGTCCGACTCGACAACTGTATCCACGTCGATCGTGTCCACGTCAGTGATAGTCAATGTCGCATCGACAGGATCTGCCGTAGGATTCGACACCGTTAAGTCAGGTGGCAGTCTCTTGTTCAGGTCGAGGTAAACAGTGATCGTCGCGCGAGTGTGTTTCTCAATCACGTTGCTTGACTCGACTCCACTTGGATAATCCGACATCACATTCTCTCCCTGAATCGCCACACCCGAGGATTGCGAGACGCCGCAAAGACTCGAGACACAGATTCTGCCTTAAACACTCGCTCGCGTCCAGACACTGTCCAGCCGACGGTTGGGACCGGTAAGTCTGCCCCCATAAAATAGCAGAACGCGCCGTGCCACCGTGATCCCTGGTCGTCCGCTGCATTCGGGAACGGAACAGTCACGCTGAACGGCATGCCGATCGTAACCGCCGCACTGCGTTTTGCTGCCGTCGTCGTCATGCGTCCTCACCCTTCGTGAATGTCGTGCCGTCGTCTGTGGTTCCGGAAGTCCCGGCGACAGTCGTTCCGTCATCGCGGTACAGTTTACGCTGTGCTGCAGTCTGCGTGACTTTGTTGCGAGCGTACATAAACAACCAAGTGATCTTGTCCTTCAAGCTGGATGTTGCTGCCGGAGGGGCAGTGAGTTCAGCGAACGTGTCGACCGACAGAACATCCAGAACCTGAGCGTTCACCTGAGCCGCTGTGACAAGGTTTACGGTGCGAAGCACCACATATCCGGTATAAGTCCCATCAACAAACTTATACCGAACCTGCCCCTCAGCAGCAGGACGGTCTGCGACATTGTAAGCCAGCGTGTAGTAGTGCCGACCAGTCTCAGTGCGAAGGAACGCGATGGCTCCAGCAACAGCCCCGTAGGAGCCGTTGTTCAATGAGGCAGTGCCAGTGATGGTTGCACCGCTGACAGGCCAAGAGAATGTGATCGCGTTTGTATCTGAGACAGATCGCTCAACTGTGGTAGAGTCTGAGCCCAGCGTGGTCAGAGCCGCCTCGATAGTATCGATTTGGGTTGCAGTAGCGGAGTCCAGTTCCGCGTTTACTTTTCCGCTCGTGAATGCGAGCTGATCCGTCTTGATTTTTATTGCTGCGACCTCTGTGTCCAGAAAATCATCAATCGTCGATAATTGCGTGTCCAAATTTGCGGACGCTAATCCGATCGCAGCACGCACGCCCGCAGCATCCAGACCGCCTCCCGTGTAGCTTCCGACTGTGTTATCGGTCGGAACTCCGGAAGCGACATAGGATGGACTTGGTACAACCAACGACCCTGTGCCACCACCGTAGCTAACACCTGATCGCACGTCTGTTGTGGCTGCCTGATTTGAGCCTGCTGTCGTCAATGTTCTTGCGGTTCCTGGTGATCCACCTGAGTTGATGCGATATTCGTGAGATACGGTAGCCGATGCGTCGATCAGGTATGCACCAGAGCCAGCCAGCGGTAGTGTTCCGTTGCTCGCAGAATACAGATTTCCGACGTGACGCAACGGCAGTAACACAGCGTTTGATGCTGTTGTTGCGTAGATATTTCCTGTAATCAGATAAACGTTCGAGGCACCGTAAGCTGCACTTCCGGAACCACCATAAACATCACCAACGATGTTAATCGTGCCGCTTGCCGCTCGTGCTCCAAGTGAAGAGCTATTGCTTCCTCCAGTCACGGTTCCCGTGATCGTGATTTGCCCCGTGGACTTACTATGCACGGCATTCCCGCCGACATCACCACCAGCTCCAGTGCCTCCGGTCACATTCCCGGTGATGGTCATAATGCCAGCGGAATTGTGTACGATTCCAGCAGCATTTGTAGCCCCACCTCCTGTTACATTTCCAGTGATGGACAGTGTACCCGTCCCCGTGACGTTGACTCCGTACCCGCCATTTCCTGCCGTCGTGTCCCCGGTGATGTTCCCGACAATTGTCGCTGGGGACGATGCGGAAAACAGCACACAAACGCTTGAACCAGCGGTGATGTTCGCCGTGAGCGTTACGCCAGCCGCGAGGATGAAGCCACCACCAGCAGTTCCGCCAGTTGCCGAAGTTGTGATTGTCGCACACGTCGTGTTGACGTTTATCGTTATCGACGTTTTGCCATTCGCGACAAGCACGTCACCAGCAGCAAGACTAGCCCATGTTAACCACGATCCAGAGCCATTTGCCGCACTGTTCCACTGGTTGGCGGAGTCGATATTGACTGACGAATTTTGAGCAAACCAGGTTGCCATGAGATCAGCCTCCCGTCAGGTAAGCATTGATGGCCGTTTCGATCGCTGTAAGCAGTGCCTGATCGGCTTCGCTACCCTGACCCTCAGTCAGGCTCTGCATTTTAACCTGATGCCCATCGCGGATGACCTGCAGGCTGCAGCGAGTGACGCCGCTTGTGATGTTCACCGACAGCAAAACATCAGCACCAACAAGGTACGCCGCTGAGCATTCCTCAGCAGTCACTGGCTCCAGTCCAGCATCCGCAGCCAGCGTAGATTCGACGATTCCGAGGCTGAGCAACCTGTCCGCTACCCCGGGGTTCAGTTGCGATCGCAACGACTCGATCAGACCGACCGTGATCGGATGTGCGAAGTACATACCACCGTCGAGACTCGCGTCATTGAGGCGGGCCACTCCAGCCTGCCCAATTTCATCCGCAGCCATAACCCGCAGAGCGTTCCGCATGTCAGCATCGCCAAGCGTCTGATAGACCTCAGTGTAGTAGGCTTTTGTTGGTCGAGATCGCTGCACTGGTGCATTGAGAGTCGCTGCCACTGATTCCCAATCGCCCTTCTGAGCGTCGGCCAAAGCATGTTCTCTGATCAGGTTTGCGAGCATGATTCACTCCAATGAGCAGCGGAGTCA